GGCTCGGTCCGGTGGGAGAAACAGGCGGTCGTCCCGGGGATCAGCACCTCCCGCGGGCCAGCTGCGGGGGGCGCAGGCTCCGATCCCGGTCCCGCCGGGCGGTGCCCTGGGTCCGCGACGGGGCTGGCATGCGGGTTGGGATGATGCGGCAGCTCAGCGTCAGGGCGCTGCGGGGACGGCCCGGGGACGGGACGCCGCGGCGGCTCGGTGCTCTGGCGCTGATCATCAAGGAGCGGCCCGGCCGGCGGGACAGGCGCCGGTTCAGGGACTCCCGCCGCGCTGGCATCCATGGCGGCATGCTGACCAGCTGCCGGGGCGGGCTGAAGGTCTGGTATCGCGGCCGCTCCCGGCCTGATGACCGCGGGCGTGTGCCCGGTGACCGGCTCGGGGACCCGAGGCGGCATGTCACCCGGGGGATTCCCGGGCCCGACGTCGTGCCGGCCGCCGGGATGGTCGTTCCGGGCAGGCCAGTCCTGCGGCCCCCAGGCCCCGGCGACGATGCCGTCGGGCAGCTCGATCTGGCCTGCCCAGGCCGATCGCGGGTAGCTGAGCGCGGGCTGGGGAGCTGGCGGAGGCGGTTTCAGCAACTCCGGGCCGTCCGGCTCTCCGAGCAGTGCGCGAATGCCGCCCCGGTACCGGAAAGGAAGGGTGCCGTCGGCGAGCACCTGCCGCAGGTAGCCGTAAGCTGGCACCGTTTATCCTTTCGATCTCGCCGGACAGGACGTCAAGGTAGCGGGCGCGCTTGGTGCGGGTCATCGCCATGATCTCTGCCTCGCTCCAGTGGTAGTGGTAGGCGAGGTAGTGAACCTCCTTGTAAAGCAACTCGTTGTCGGTCCGCAGCTCGCCGAAGAAGAACCGGCGCAGGTTGACCGGCGCGGTGAACGTGCGATGGCACTCGGCGCAGGTGGTCTCGATCTCCCGTTGCACCATCGGCGCCACCCGCAGCATTTCCGCTTCGATCTCGGCCCGGGCGAGTCCGGACAGCGCTGCCATGGCATTGGCGCCAGGTGCCGGCCTGCCGCCCAGCCGCTCGACGCAGCGGGCGAGCAGCAGCGTCAGGGCATGCGGTTCGTCGCTGGCCAGCAGGCCGGACAGCTCCTCCTGGTCGGCACCGGTCGGCAGCCGGAAGGCGACCTCGCCGCCGCCCAGGTCCCCTGCGCCCGCGCTGTCGGCCAGAGCCATCGGGGACAGCATCATCTCGTAGACGGGGCCCTTCTCAGCTGACTCCCGCACTGGCAGTTCATCGATGGAGAAGTCAACCGACATCCGTTCCCCGCACTGAGCCCACGGGCAGAACAAGTCCGCCCGTATCCGGTCGCCGAACGTGGCCTGCCGTAGCCGCAGCAGCAGGTAGTCACGGTCGGCGACGAGAAGCTGGCGGATGACGTCGGCGGGTACGGGGCTGAGGTCGCCGACGCGGCGTACGCACTGGCTGAGAACCTGCGTCACGAGCGATGCCGTTTCCTGCCGCCCCGGCCGAGCCAGCTGTTCCTCGTCGCGGCCGGTCAGCACGGTGAGTTCGGCGTCACGCTGCAGTCGCCCGGCCGGATCCCACCAGCCGCCAGGCAGCCGGACGGATGTCTGGTCCATCACCGGGCTGTCACGTCTCCTTCAGCTCGACGACGGAGGTGTCACGGGCCCAGCCCTCGTTCTCCAGCTTGATCGTGCTGATCATCACGGCGTTCGCGCTGGCGTCGAGCTGCGGGAGCGCCTGGTATTCCGACACCCAGCAGCGGTACACGTTGTAGGCTAGGATCTTCTGCCCCTGCGGGTTGTAGACCTCGATGGTGATGTCTTTGCGGAAGGTGGCCAGTGACATGGCCGCGTCGCCCTGGAAGTTGTTGACCTTATTCGCCCAGTCCTCGAACGCGGTGTCGTGCGTGACGCCAGCCTCCAGGGTGATCGGGTCATACTTCGTCTTCCCGGGGATCTGGTGCGGTCCGCTCGAGTCGCCGCCCTCATACCATGGCGTGACCTCGGTCGTCTTTTTCAGCGCGCCGCACTTGTTAAGCCCCGCTACGTACTGACCATCCCATTTGATCTTGAACCTGAAGCCCAGGTAGGGATCGAACCGCGTGCTGTTGACCGAGAACCTTGCCATCCGCCTGCTCCTCTCCGATCCCGGCTACGCCTGGCCAGCGCTCTGGCTGATCTTCACGACCACGAACTCCGCCGGTCTCAGCGGAGCGAATCCGACCAGCACGTTGACGACGCCTGCGTCGATGTCGGCCTGAGTGGTCGTTTCGGAGTCGCACTTGACGAAGAACGCCTGCGACGGGGAGGAACCGGCGAATGCGCCCTGACGGAACAACGTGGTCATGAACGACCCGATGTTCAGCCTCAGCTGTGACCACAGCGGCTCGTCGTTCGGCTCGAATACGGCCCACTGAATGCCGTAATAGATGCTGACCCGCAGCATGATCGCGGTCCGCCGGACGGGAACGTAGAGCCACTCCGGATCTGAGGTCACGGTGCGGGCGCCGAAGGCTACGATCCCGGCGCCGGCGAACCGGCGGATCACATCCACGCCCATCGGGTTGAGCATGCCATGCTCGACGTCACTGAGCTCGGCGGTCAGGCCCACGACGCCGTTGAGGCTCGCCTCCACGCCAGCGGGCGCCTTCCATACACCCCGGCTGGCATCTATCCGCGCGTACAACCCGGCCACGTAGCCTGACGGAGGCAGCGGCACCGGCGACTGCGACCGGCCGGTCGGATCCAGGGCCATGACCCACGGGAAATAAACCGCCCCGTAGGAGTTCGCGGTAGTGAGACTGTTCCGGAAGCTCGTTGCTTCGGCCGGGGTGTCGTCGTGCGAGGCCATCTCGCCGATGTAGAACGCATCCTGGAGCGGGCGGTTGGCGCAGTAGGCCATGCCGAGGTCCATCATGGCAGCGGTTCCCTCGCCCGGCACCGCGAGCAAGCTGAAATCCGTGATCCTGTCGAGCCGGGAGAAGGCGTTACTGAACGTCGTCTCGCTGACGGCGGCGGTCCCGTCGGTTCCTGACGCCACGGCGGTCACAGGGGCCGCCACCGCTGCGTCCCCGATCTGCACCACCGCGCGGGCCGGTCGCCGCACGGCCAGCGCGTTCTCCGATAGCCCGCCGTTGCCGGGCCCCAGTCGCAGCAGCCCGGTCGCGTCATTGGCCAGGGCAGGCGCTATCACGACTGACGACGTGGCGCTGGTAGTTCCCGAGGTCAGGACGAGACGCGGCTGCCCGGCCGAGGAGTCCACTACGCAGGTGAACCCCGAGAACGCCACCGGATCTGTCGATGTCTTCAGCCTGGTCAAGGCCTGGACCGCCGTCTGGATGGCCGCTGCCACGTCAGCGATGGCGGCGCTCCCGGCCGAGGATGGCAGCGTCACGATCTGAGGGCCATCGCCGTCCAGGTTGATCGAGAAGCTGAGGTCGTTCTGCAGCGGGACCTTCGGGTTGAACCCCCCGCGGTGCACACCGTGCTGAAGGCTGGTATTGGCGGCCGGCGTGACGGCTTTGATCAGGCTGGACTGGGACCCCAGCACGTTCACCACGTAGTTGGGCGCGGTGGGATCAGGGCTCAGGTTGTCGAAGACCTCAAGGGGAGGGATGCTCTGGAAGTTCGGCGGAATGACGGCAGGATCGTCCTGTCGTCGTACGCTGATGCGGAACTCGTTGCCCGGGTTGAGCGAGCCGTCCTCGATCTGCAGGTAGAGGTAGTTGCCCCATGCTCCCTTACTGCGGGCGCTGATCTGCAGGCCATCTACAGGGGCAGCTGCCCGGTTCTGGACCGTGACGCTGGCGGCTGCGGCATCGCTGCGAGTCACCCGCACGATGTAGCACTGTCGGCCGCCGTTATTGAAGTACTGGAACACGCTGTGCGCCAGATAGCCGTCGGTAATGAACGTACCGTAGTACCGCTGGAACTCCGTCCAGCTAGTGACCTGCAGGACAGCATCGTCCGGGCCCATCTGCGCCAAGCCGACGAAGGCCGCCGTCGAGGTGCTCGCGATCTGCAGCGGGCGTACTCCGCCCGAGACCTCCTCGACGTACACGCCTGGGTAGGTAAGAGTCGGCACGACTGTCCTCCTTCGCCGCCGCCTGGCCGTTACTCCTGGCCGGATTCCTCCGGCGCGTTCTTCTTGCGGCTTCTGGCCGGGGTATCCGTGGCCGCGGTTTCCTCGCGGACGTCAAGGAGGCCCTGCCGGCGTAGCTTCTCGACCTTGGGATTGCCTTCGGCCTCACGGTCGGGCAGTTCCTGCGAGGTGCCGCCCGGGGGCAGTCGCAATGTCCTGCCGCTGCTCAGCGGCACGAGCAGCGGGCTCGACATCGAGCGGTTGGTGAAGGTG